GTTCAACCTGGGACCCAAAGCCGTCGGCAACCCCGTCATCACCTCCGGCGGCGGCGCTGTGCAGGTGCTGGACCCGCGTAAGGTCTCCGACTACCTGGACACGGAGCGGGTGCTGCGGGACCAGATTATCGCAGCGTTCGGCGTTCCCCCGTCCAAGGTGGGGATCATCGAGACCGGCAACATCGGCGGCGGCTCCGGCGAGGCACAAAACAAGTCGTTCCAGGTGAACACGGTCATCCCGATCGCCAACCTTCTGCTGGAGAAGCTGAACTACCACATCGTTCAGCAGGGATTCGGCATCAAAGGCTGGCATCTGGAGTTCGCCGAGGTGGACTTCCGTGACAGTCTCACGGTGGAGCAGGTGCGTGAGCTGCGGCTCAAGTACGGTGCGTACTCCGTCAACGACTGGCGTGCGGAACTGGGCAAGCCGCCTATCGACGGCGGAGACATCAACATCGTGGACACCCGCACCGGCATCGTGGCGTGGGACGACATGGAAGCGATGTCCAAGGCCAGCGTCGGCAAGAACGCTGCCCCTCTGACCGCTGCCGGTGTCAACGGCTACGTGCCGGGACTGCCGGACGCTGAGGTTCCGGAGCCTCCTCCGGCGCTGGCTGGGAACGCTGCACTTGCAGTGGCGGGCAAGGGCAAGGTTGCTCCCGTTCCGGATCAGCACCCCAACGCCAAGATGTCGCCGCTTGTGGGTCCGGGACTTCCTAAGGACGCCACCCAGGGCAAGCCGCCCCGGGAAACAGCCTCAGAGGCCGATAGGCGCGCTCTGACGGCATCGTGGGACCGCGCGTACAGGGCCCGCCGGAAAGAAGCTCTGAAGCAGCTTCCCGGCCCGGGAAGGAGCAACGATGCCTAGTGGTCACCCGCTGAGGGCGCAGGACGTCCCGGCACTCATCCCCAAGCAGATCGGGTAAACACAGATGAACGCCGTCGCACCCAACGTCGTAGTGACCGGGCAGTACACCCCCGGCACCGTCGCTATTGACCAGCTGACCCTCCAGGGCACCGGCAGCAACGCCTTCAACGGCCCCATCGTCGCCTCCGGCGGTATCACCGGCTCCAAGTCCTGGATGTACCAGTACCTGGAGCCGTCCGGCGCCAAGGCCGCGTCGGTGGATGGCCGCATGTCGGCCACCTCCACCTCCGCCGCGCTGACGTCCGGCACCGTGTATGAGACGCTGCTGCCTATCGAGGCTGGTCTGACCCTGTCGAACCTGACTCTGTTCTCCGTCGCAGCGGAGGCTACCGGCACCCACGCCTGGGTTGGCCTGGCCGACAACACCAACAAGGTGTTGACCGTGTCCGCAGACAACACCGGCGCAGCGTACTTTGCCGCCAACACCCTCACGACCACGGCCATCCCGTCGTTCACCACCACCTACACCGGCTACTACTACCTGTTTGTGTGTGTAGTGGCAGGTACGATGCCGACGTTCGCCAGCGCACCGGCATTCACCCACGCCGGACTGGCCACGGCAGCACCTATCTGGTGCGGTACGTCGCTGACGTCGCAGACCACGCCGGTAGCTGCCGGATCCAGCCTGGGCACGATCACGCCGACGGCCGGTCACCAGATCTACGGCTACTTCAGCTGATACCCCTGCCCCCGGGTCCGCCTGGGGGCGCTGTATCTTCACCGTCCGGGAGGAAACCCGTGACTGCCACCGAGCCCTATGTGGTTACCACTGAGCGGTTCATCCCGGGGCCCGTGTACCTGGATCAGCTCACCGTCGGCGGGGCGTCCGTCAACGGCTTCAACGCCCCGTCTGTCGCACAGGTGGGGCAAGTTCCGGTCTCGACAACCGGCAACACCGGCAGCTACCAGTCGGTAGTTAATGCCGGTTCTTGGGTGTTTGACGTCCGCACCTACGGCGCTAAGGGAGACGGGCAGGCGGCAACAGACGGTTCTGTAACCGCCAGCTCTAATGTGCTTACGTGCCCATCAGCGCCGTTCACCCGGGCTGACGTTGGCAAAGCCATTCAGGTCAAGGGCGCTCTGACGTCCGGAGCGACATCCCTAGTGGCCACGATCACCGGGTACACGTCCGCGTCCACGGTGACCCTCTCCGTTGCCGCTACGGCCACCGCGTCCAGTCTCCTGGTGCTGTGGGCAACCGACGACACGGCCGCGATACAGGCCACCATCAACGCGGCTTTCGCCTACGGCCAGAAGTACGGCATGGGCCTTGTGTGGATCCCACCAGGTAACGGGCTGTTCTACGGCGTTGCCGGGGCACTCCAGCCGGGCGTCAACGGCTGCAACGGGCAGTTGACTATCCCGGTGCAGCCGGACACCGGCAACAAGGTGGAGCTGATCATTCTCGGCGCCACCGACGGCGGAACCACCCGGCACTGGCATCAAAAGACTCCGCAGCTGTCCGGTTCCACTCTGGTGTCGTTCGGGGTGTTCCCCAACGCCACAGCTCAAACCAACTCTCTGACGGCGTCCGGCAACCCTGCTGTGATCTCCGGGCAGACCGGAGCGTACGGCTACGGCGGCAACTCCCTGCTGTACAACAACGCGCTGGTGCGGTTGCAGAATATGCAGGTCTACACCACGCACTCGGCTAACGGCTGGACGTACGGCGCCCTGAACATGCACGGTGTGGCCGCTTGCGTCTTGGAGAACTTTGGCTACGGCACCACCGGCACGTACGCGGCGGCGGACTTCAACAATCCGAATGGTTTCAGCGCGGGCTTGTCCATCGGCGTCCTGCTGCCGTCTGCTGGCAACAACGACAACAACCAGCTCCGGAACGTGATCTGCCATGGCGGGTACACGCGCGGCCTGTTCATGACGGAGCACACCGACTGGCTTGGTGGGGTAATGTTGTATTGCTGGTCCGGTATCTGCCCGGTAGGGAACTACGACGATGCCGGGTCAGGGCACTCCAACCCGGGCGTGGGCGCTTCCCACGGCATGAACTTGTCGCAGATCTCCATTGAGGGCTGCAACAACATGCTGGAGATCATCGGTCCCGGGCAGTCCGGTGTTGGACCGATGATCTCTGGGGCGGTAGACACGGAAGGCACTCAAACCATCCGCGACAACTCCTCCGGGATGGTAGCCGCCTGCGGCGTGCTGCATTTCAAGGGCAACGGCGCCGCTGCGCCGACGCTTGGCTCAGCCACCCCCATGCAGGTGATCTGTGATTTCCAGTTCCCGGGTCCTGCTTCCAGCCCTCCATCGTTGTCGGTTAACACGGCGATCATGAACCCGTATGGCCGTTGGGTCACCATTAACCTGACCGGCGGTACAGGTATCACCACGATTCAGCTGTCGGCGTTGATGGGCGGGGCGTCGGCTCCGTCGATGACGACGGTGTACACGCAGGCCGCTGGGGCTTTGACGCTGTATCAGCTGCGGGTGGGTCCTCAGGGCTGGTTCCAGATCAACGGGACCACTGTTCCAACAGCTACGTGGTGGTTGGAGTGAAAACCGGAATGTCGTTTGAGGAGGCTATGGACTGCCTCTTCAACGGCGAGCCCCGGGAGGACGGCACCCGCTGGGGTGTCCAGCCGGTGAAGCGGTCTGGTTGGTCTATCACTTGGTGGGTAGAGGCAGATGATGGCGAGTTGGTGTTGCATCTGCCTGGGGTTGGGTTTGTACCGTACCGGCCTGCGCGGGACGACAAGGAAGCCACTGACTGGCACATCCTGATTGTGCAGCGTATTAAGGTCCGGCCCTGAGCCCGCCACTGGAGGAACCGATGCCGTTCTCTAACCGCCATCCCGCTACTCAGCATATGCTGCGGTTGTTTGAGTACGGGCACCTGCCACAGGCTCTAGCTGACGTGTCCATGAAGTTCTCCATCTTGGCGCAGGAGCTTGCGCTGTCGTTGCCAGACGGCATAGAGCTGACGGCGGGGCTGCGGAAGCTGCTGGAAGCCAAGGACTGTTTCGTGCGGGCCACGCTGTTGTCGATGGACGGGGCGTTGAGTACGGAATTGGGCGTGTAGCTCCGGCGGATGGGGGTAGCCGGGGCGGCATGAACTTCATGGACGCGCACAAGCTCGCAACGGAACAGCACGCGGTACGTCGGCAGGGCTGGCCGCAGGACCAGCATCTGCGGCACCACGTGGAGGAGTCTCAGTCAAAGCTGAAGCTGCACTCCCCGGACTCCCCGGACGCCACTGATTGGGCTCCGAACGACGAGGATCAGGCAGCTCAGGACTGGGAGCAGTACACGCCGCAGCAGAAGCAGGCGGAGGAGACGGCGCAGGACAAGCCGGAACCTAAGCACAAGAAGTAGCGGTGCGGAGCAGCCCCCCTGTGCGGTAACGTTGTACACGCCAGCCGGGGGGGCTGGTGTTGGGGTTGTAGCTCAACGGCTGAGCGTCTGCTTTGCAAGCAGAAGGATGTGGGTTCGAATCCCACCTGCTCCACTGGGGGTCTGGACGGCGTCTGGTACTTCACGGGCACATGCGTCGTCCAGTCACCCGGCCAACGGGATGTGGCCTAGCTTGGACGAGGGCGCCTGATTTGGGATCAGGAGAAGCGCAGGTTCAAATCCTGCCATCCCGACGTTGGAGAGGTGCCAGAGCGGTAATGGGACCGGTCTGGGCCCTGATCAGGCGGCCGGTGTCCAAAGGGACGTAATCCCCTTGGCGTAGGTTCAATCCCTACCCTCTCCGCCGAGACTGGGTAGCTCAGAGGACAGAGCGCCTGCTAAGAATGCAGGAGGTCGCGGGTTCGAATCCGGCCCCGGTCACTGATGGAGCACCTGCCGCGTCGAGAACGGCAGGTCTTGCCTGGTTTGCGCAACGCCGTGCTCCCGGATGGGTTGGAAACCCAAACCAGGCGCAAGGAAGACCCGACATTGGAGAGTCAAGCGG